ACAAGAGGATAGTATGGAGTTTCTTCAACAACTCGCGCAACAGCCGGCTCAGGAACAGCCAACAATGGATCTACCCACACAGCACCAGCATCTTCTATAACAGATACAGTTGGTGTTGAGAAAACATCTTGTACAGCTGATATTCCAATAGAATTGTCAATCCCATCACCATAGTCAATCTCATTTATCCTCATGAGAACGTTGTTGATTTCAAGGTCTGGCCAGCTCAAGTAAAACACATCACCAATGTCTAATTCAGCGGCGTCTCTGCTCGCTGTTAGTGAGCAGCTCAAAAGCGGTGTGCTCAAAGCTTTGAGATCTCTCAATGCAACTTTGTTTGCTATTGCAAGGTTTGTGAATCCAGGGTATCGGATAGTTGTAGATATTCCAACACCCTGCGCTGTTCGCAAGGCCTCATTGTGGACTGTTACACCAGCATCTTCATCAGAAGCTGGATCCCAGTATATAACAGTCACAGCATTTGTAAGCTCTGACACAGTTGGCCTGGATGCATCTGTAACTTCAGAAACGTTGGACTCATCAAGCAGCACCGTGTTGCTGTCGGCCTCCTCACGGATTAGCTTCAGAACAAACTTTCCTGTTGTTCTTGACACATACAATACAGCGTCTATATGTCGAAGGATTTCACCAACGAATGTCTCAATTGCCTGCTCTTTTTCCCAGACAACGGAAATCCCCATTGTCTCAGAAAACAAAGTATCAGCGGCAGCTGTGAATGAAGTGTCATCAATGTCTGCAGCTGTGTACCCCATGCCCCAGTTAGTGTCTGTCAAGCATTCTCGTATGATGTGAGCAGGGTTTAAGTCTCCACAACCAAAGACTGTGCTCCCATCCCCTTCTTCTTTGTTGTTTTCAAACGCTTCTAAAAAGCCTGCCCAAGAACCCGCGCCATCTCCAAAACCACCAATGGCGACATAGTTGTTCGTGATCTGGGCATAGTTAAAGTATGAGTTTGAAACAAATGCGCCACCTGGACCAAAGTTAAAAGCAACAACGTCCCTGTTTGGCATAAAGCTAGAATCGTTAGATTGGAAGTAGCACGTGCGCGTAATTGTTGTGTCCACAAGGTCAGACACCCTAATTTTCACTGTTACGTCAGCGTGCCAGAAGTACTGATCATTGAAAAAATCTCTGTCCCATAGTATTCGTGTAATGGTGCCGACCTTCATGTCGAATTCAATAGGCACCCACAAGTAATCTGGGTCAGGGAACAAGTTAGCATAGTCTAGTTGAATTGATTCCTGATACTGAAAACTGTGGATGCCTGCACCCCCACCGTCAAGAAAGGAGATCAACTCAACAGGCCCAAGAGCGTCTGCTATTTCTTCACTGTCACCAGGTGCCTCGCTATAAAAATTTCCAGGCCACAAGAAACGGATACGCATTCTGTCATCAATGCTATCTGCATCATTGTCAGATGAGTCTATAAAAAACCTTGCATTGCTCTGTTGCACATCACCACTTTGCCACTGGCGATATACAGGCCATTCAAATCCAGTTGCTATCCGGCTATTCACGCCTGTATCATTAAGCACCTGCCCATACGGGCCGATGATCATTCTAAAAACATCGTCTGTGACAACAAAGTTTTGGTTGACAACCGGTCGAATACCTATTCCAGTGCTTCCAGCTGCCTCACGGAAGTAATTGTCTCCCTCTGTACAACTCGCGAACGCTTGTTGCTGGCCTACCGGTATCGGGCTTAAATTCCACCCGAATCCACTATAATCACCAGACAGGACATAGGGTGTTGGCGTTGGGAATGGAAAGTCGTCAGCTAAATTTGTTAGACTAATCCAGTTGCCACTATTAGCAGAATAAAAGTCGTCAAGTGAAGAGCAAGAAAATGCAGAACCTTGAGTGCCCAAAGGCCGTTCAATAAAAGCCTTGGCTGAGTACCACATTTCCTCCCCATTTGTTGAGGTAAAGATTCTACTTGTGAGAAACTTCCAGGGCTTTAAGTATGGGTTGTTGCCAAGATACATTTGTCGCAAAACAACTGCAGCGACTCCACGATACCCAGGAATGTCATCACCGAGTTGCACTTGCAGGTATGAGTTGGGTAGCTGTGTCGTTTCACCCATTTCAACGTCAAGCGTTCCAGACACACCACCTTCTCTTTTTTCACCACCGAATAATTCAGGAGCTGCTACTGCAACTGGTCCCCCAAGCGCCTCACCAGTCCAAGCAACTCGATCATCCACTCGGATTTCAGTGATAATGTCTACTGGTCCATGGCACAGCCCAATATGAGCACCAAGATAATACTTGTACCCAACTGTTTGCTTTTTGCTACCGCCCCCTGACATGTTCAACCACCTTCATAGCCATAGCGTCTTTTGTTTGAGCCACAACATCACAGTCAACTCCATTTTTTATGAAGTCATTCCAATCAAGATTGTGGCGTTCAAAGAATTTTCTGGCACCACGAGAGCACATCTTGCAAGCTCTCAAGTCTCTCATTGTTATCTTCATTTTTTGCCACCCTTGCTCTTTATTGGTGTTGTGCGTAAATCACCATACCACACTACGTTGCCATGTACATATCTGCACCCAAACAAAACACCAATCTCACGACCATCTTCAGCCGTGGTGACTTTGATCTCTGACAGGCCAGCAGGTGGTTGAGTCTGTGGCTTCGGCCGCAATGCGAACATTGCAACCAGTGCGATAACAGCACCAACAACAAACTGCCACATTAAGCAATACTCCCGTTCACAGAACTTGCAAAAGGATTCTTCCCAGGAATGTATGGGAATCCTCCATAATTATTCAAGTTGTCGAATTTATTAAGGCAATCAGAAACACTGTGCTTACAGCCTGGGTACATAACAGCAGACAACCCACCCCCAATTGTCAAGTCATTGAAGGGGCTCAGCAATGTCAATGTGCCACCAGATTGCTCTAGTATGTATCTTCTTGATCCATCTGCGAGCTCAATAACACCACCAACAAAATAATCCACATCAACTATCTCACCATTGCTATCCTCGGCACCAGTAACGGTAACAGTGAAACCACTTGCAGCGGTGAGTGTAACTGCTGTTTCATATGAAGAATCAACAACACCACACTGTTGTGAATACAGAGCATGTCTACAGCCTTTCTGATACCTGGCTCTGTTTCCAGGCCTGTTCATTGATGTGAAAATATCCTCACAAGAAAGTGTAACACTGTCACCCGAAGTTTCACTTGATGCAACTCTGCCTCTCCAATAAACTCTCTGCTCATCCTCAGTGTGTTCACGGTATATTGTTAGTGAAGTGGTTTCCTCTGGTGTTTTGCCAAGAAATAGCTGTGCCACACTGTTGGTTCTTGGAAGGGTTATTTTAACACCATTCTTTGCTATCTCATTTGTCTGCTGAACGCTACTTGCTTGAATTGGGGCTGGTGTCCAAGTGCCATTGCTATCACTTATAAAGTAAGAGGCTGATGTGAATCTGTACTCAACGGAGTTATTGATAAACAAAAACTTGTATACAGGGCTTCCATCCTGTGATGATTGGTCAAGTATATCATAACTCATGGGATTGGAACCTCAAGACATGGCACTTGAACAATAGTCCCTGCCTTGCCTCCGTGGTTGAAGTCAATCCTATCAGCATTGAACCTAGCACACATAAGATTGCTTATCCTGCTGGCTGTCGTGATCGGGACACTTGTATCAATGGTCATTTCTACAGTTTGCCTGCCATCAACTGTGGGGCCAGCAGCCAATGACTCCACATTCCTATAGTAGACATCACCTGAGTCAACTATCTCAATATCAAACTCAGCAGACCTAGAGACTATTTCATTAAACACTGTCACAGTAGTGCCTGATATGGATGCGACTTCATAATCTTGTGCGTGTGATGATATCCAAAATGCTTTCTGCCTGCCACGCCTTGAGCTAATCCATTGTCTTAGGTCAAAAATATCTTCTCTTGTGAATTTATGCCACCTCATCTGAAATGAGTTTTCTGCATATGTCCTGTACCTGATATACTCATTGTCACCAGACGCAGTATCAAAAGTAGAAAGCTGATAGGCCAAAGACTCTGAGAAGCTGCCACTACCAACTATTGGACAATCACTGATAACATCAAGCCCACGATACTGTGAGTAGTTTGAAGAGCCAATGTCGTAATCATCTGAAAGTACAAACCCTATCGTGACGTTATTGACACTAGCTGGTGTTCTTGTGATTTCTAATCCATCAGGTGACTCTCCAGCAAAAGCTGGCATTATCTTTGCATTGGTATAAGTACCAATTACATCACAAGTCAACCCATTTGAATCCCAAGTTACATCAACAGCCTCATTGAGATACTCGGATTGCCAAAGAATAGCTTTCTCGCCATAGAATACATCTGTCAGATCAGCTGATATGACAACACCAGACCCAGGGGAAACTGCACCTACATCAGAAGATTGTGTCCAATCTGGGATCAGGAACGATCCACTCTCATCAGCTTGAAAGTTTCTTATCAATGATCTGGCATAGTTCGCATCTTTGTCACGCATAAAGTGAGTCATTTGAAACACTCTGCGTGGATTCTTACGCAAAGCTATTCTTTGCTCTGAAGACTTTGCCCTGAATACATCTGTAGACCATTCCAAAGATTCACTCAATGGATTCCTTGGCTTGAAAGGCCAGATTCTCATTATCGTGCAAGTGCCTTAACTGTGGATTGATTCCGTCTTATGTGAGCAAGGACAACTTTCTCACCTGTTTTGCTGCCAAGCCATTTCTCTATCTCACGATCACCAAGAGCAGCAACAACATTAGTAGTGCCAGAACCCACTCCTCCACTTCTTGCTTCTTCGATAAGTCCGTCCATCTTCGCCGTTGTTTCTGCTGATGTGACACGCTCACCTCTCTCAAGGATATAAGTGCCAGTCTTTGGCACGTTCATCATGCCATCATGAGCCTGTCCTTGTATGCTTGTAGATGTTATAGTTGATACCAATCCTGCCGTGGCTGAAGCGACAGATGCCATAGCAGCCAAGTTTGCTGGGAATGGCCCTGATGCGGCGGCCTGTGCTATAGCAGTTTGTATTGATATGATCGACCTTGCTATAGCAGCACCTTTCTCAATGGAAAACAAAGCCTGGTATATAGCAGACTGCTCACCAACAAGACCTCTGGCTGCATTTGATAGCTGTACATT